ACGACCATAACGAGGTTAAATTGATTGATATGGCTGATATCGATGGCTCTCAAAATGTTCGTTTGATTATGCGTTATACAGCTGGATGTCAATACGGTTTCGCTGGTGATATTGTTACTTACGGTATTACGAACGCTGCTAACTAATATTAACAACAAATTCATTAAGGGTGGTGCAATAAACACCGCCCTTTTTTATTAATTATAAAAATTAGAAATTATGGCTTGTGATATAGCAAACGGAAGAAAGGAGCAGTGTAAAGATTCAGTCAGTGGAATTGATGCTATTTACTTCATTAATTTTGGGGATTATAATCCTGAAGTAGACGTTACATACGATGTAACAAATACAGATTTAATTACAGAGATTGCAAACGTTACATCTTTGTATAAGTACGAATTGAAAGGTAATAATAACTTTATTCAAAATGTAACTTCTAGTCGTGAAAATGGTACTACTTACATTGAGCAAGTATTAACTGCTGAGTTGAAAAAGATGGATATTTCAATGCACAAAACATTTAAGTTGCTTGCATACGGACGTCCTAATATTGTTGTTAAAACACGTACGAATCAATACTTTTTAGCTGGTTTAGAGCGTGGAATGGATTTAACGACTGGTTCTGTTGATACTGGTACAGCATTAGGAGATTTTAATGGGTATAAATTAACATTTACAGGAATGGAAAACATACCCGCTAACTTCTTAGATTGTACATCTGATGCAACTTTGATAAGTGGAGTGTTTACTGCAGCTACTATTGTGACGGTTTAATATTTACTACTACAAACAGAAAAGCCCTTGAAATTAATCGAGGGCTTTTTCATGCTTAAAAATCACTATTAAATCACTAAACTACTTCATATTGCTATTTTTATTGGTTACACTTATTAAATTTTAGTTATTATTTTTAATTGTTTTAAATTGAATTCAAATATACTTTTTTAATCCAACACAAACAAAACTAATTGTGTTGAACGGTGATTTTTTCGGATAAGCGGAAAAAATACAAAAAATTCGTTTCAAGTTATATTAATATGATAGTTTTAACGACATCGACAGCAATGCAAGAATTCAAAGTAACACCTCGTGGAGGGTTCTTTGATACGCTTGTTATATTGGATGAACTTGAAGGTGTTGAAACAACTATTCCTATTTTATCCAGTACAGAATTTGAATATTACTATACGATTCAAGCTGAATTTGAATTAAAAGAAAATAGATTCTACGTTTTAAAACTATACAGCGGTTCGAATTTATTGTTTTATGATAAGATATACTGCACGGACCAAACGCCACAAGATTACAAAATATTAAAGGACGAATTTATAGAGCCTTCAACAGATAACGAATTTATTTTCTATGAGTAAGAGTAACTTTCATGTGTTTAATTTAAGCGAGTACAAGTCTCCTGAAATCGTAGAAGACCGTTCTAAAGAGTGGGTAACATACGGTAAAGACGACAAGCATTATGATTATTTAATAGATAATTATAACTACTCAACTACAAATAAAACTTTGATTAACGCAATCAGTAAAATGATTTACGGCAAAGGATTAGGAGTTATTAGAGCGAGTTTGAAGCCGATGGAATACGCTCAGATAATGTCTATCTTACCAAAGAAAGATGTTAAACAAGAATGTTTTGATTTTTACGGTTTTGGTGGTACAATGTTACAGATTCTTTATACTGAAGATAGAAAAAATGTGGCTAAAATATTACATAGTCCAGTTAATTTATGGCGTCCAGCAAAGTGTAACGAAAAAGGAGAAATAACAGATTATTTTTACTCAGATAATTGGAATAACACTAAAGATTTTACTCCTAAATCGTACCCAGTATTCGGAACTTCAAATAGTGAAATCGAGGTAATGTATGTACATTCATACGCACCAAATATTAAGTATTTCGGGAGTATTTCTTACGGCGCTGGTTTACCTTATGCTGTATTAGAGCGTGAAATTGCTGATTACCTTATTAACGACGTTCAAAACGGATTTTCAGGAACTAAAGTAGTAAACTTTAATAACGGTGTACCAAGTGAAGAAGAAAGGGAAGTTCAATCTAGACAAGTTCGTGAAAAATTAACAGGTTCAAAAGGTCAAAAGGTAATTATATCTTTTAATGATAATAAAGAAACTCAAACAGATGTTACTGATATTCCTTTAAATGACGCACCAGAACATTATCAGTATTTATCAGAGGAGTGTCAAAGAAAATTACTTTTAGCACATAACGTAACAAGTCCTTTAATTTTTGGGATAGCTTCTACAAACGGTTTTTCTTCAAATGCTGATGAGTTAAAGAACAGCTACGTTCTATTTGACAACATGGTTATTAGACCGCTTCAACAAGAATTAATTGATGCATATCAAACTATTTTGGCTTATAATGGTATTTCTTCAGAATTATTCTTTAGAACGTTACAACCTTTAGAATTTACTGATTTAGAAAACGTAACAAACACCGAAGAACAACAAAAAGAAACGGGTGTTCAAATGAGTTCACAAAGTTGGATTGATAACTATGGTGAAGAACTTACAAGCGACTATGTTTTAATTGACGACCATGATGCAATTGATTTAGAGGAAGAGGATGTTCAAAGAATTAACCTTTCTTTTATGGATAAGGTAATTAATTTTGTAAGCACTGGAACAGCTAATCCAAAAGCTAAAAGCGAACAAGATAAACAAATTAAAGACGCTAAATTCATCACTCGTTATCGTTATACAGGAAAATTAACTGAAGATACCCGACCATTCTGTAAAGCAATGTTAAGCGCAAATAAATTATATCGTAAAGAAGATATAATTCGAATGAGTCAAGACCCAACAGTAAACCCTAAATGGGGTCCTGAAGGTGCTGATACATACGATATTTTTAAATTCAAAGGCGGTGGAAATTGTCACCATGTTTGGAGAAGGGAAGTTTATGCTTCAATGCAAGGTAACGGAATAGACCCAACAAGCCCTAACGCGCGACAATTAGCTACTTCAATAGCTGAAAAGAGAGGGTATAAAGTTAGGAATCCATACCAAGTGAACGTACAACCTAAGAATTTACCATACGAAGGTTTTTTACCAACTAATAAACGTTTTCAATAATGGCTGAAGCGATTTTAATAAATAGAGACGATTTGGTTAAATTCACATCGTTAAATGGAATCACAGACACGGATAAATTTATCCAGTACGTAAAGATTGCGCAAGATATTCATTTACAGAATATTTTAGGTACTAAATTACTTCGTGCCATTCAAGATAAAATAACTAATTCAACTTTGACAGGTGATTATTTAGCTTTAGTAAAAGATTACATCAAACCGATTCTAATTCATTACTCAATGGTGGAATATCTACCATTTGCACCTTATACGATTTCAAAGAAAGGAGTTTATAAACATTCATCTGAAACATCTGAAACAGTCTCAAAGGATGAAGTTGATAAAATGGTATGGAAAGAGCGACAAACAGCACAGAATTATACTGAAAGATTCTTAGATTATATTTGTAATAACACTAGTAAATTCCCTGAATACAATGAAAACACAAATTCAGATGTTTATCCTAGTGGTAAAAACTATTTTGGAGGATGGCATCTATAAAAAAATACAACAAACCGCAAGAGGTTAAGAAGCAAAAACTTGTTATTTACCTTTCTAATTTAGAGAAAAATGGCACTAGAGAAAAGAATAAGTGAATTAACGCCAAAAGGTGCTAACTTAGATAATACAGATTTACTTGAGGTGTCTGTTGATGATGGTTTAGGTGGGTTTGTTACTATGTATATTACTGGTGCTGAAATTATCGCTTCAGCTTCAGGTGGAGGAGGTGTGAATATCTACAATACAGATGGAACGCTCACAGGTGCTAGAGTCGTGACAATGGCTGGAAATCGTTTAACGATGGCTGGAGGTCAATTAAATATTGGCACTTCATCAAATTTAATATTCGATAGTAATTCTAATTTATACATTCAAAAAAGTGGGGGTTCAAATGGAATAGACATTTCGGCGGCTGGTGGCGGTGGTGGTGTTAAAGGGAATTGGATTTTCGGCTGGAACGATGGAGAAATACAAGCGAGTGGTAACCTTGGCGGAGAGTCTATTCGTATGCTTTCAAGTGCTACTGATAATTATATCGGTTATCGTGATGCAGGTTCAAGTATTTTGTGGTATGCTGGAAAGTTTGGGGATAATTACAAAGTG